TTTTTCGTAAATAATGTAAATATTTTAGGGGATTTATTTTGAACTGTCAAAAAAGGCTTTTATATTTGTAGTGTTGATAGCAGCACCGTGACAGGCTACCTGTGGTCAACTACCCCGGTAAAGGCCGGGCGAAGCGCAGGACGATGAGAAAAGGTTTGTTGAACTTGTTTCAGTCGGTGTTGCCTGCGCTTTTTCTTCGACTGAGTATAGGTGTTTGTTATGCCCTGGCAGCAATGTCGGGGCTGCACCTATGAAGATAAATCAGGCCACGCCTGCCCCGCTTTACCGGAGCCATTGCAACGGATGCGGGGCGGGTGGAGGCCGGGAAGATGCGTAGCTCCGACATGGTGTGAAAGTTTCGGGCAAGCGGTTCATTTTTATTCTTCGCCTGATGATCGGATAAATACCGTGAAACGAAAGTTGCGAAGTGCCCCACGAACCGTTCAGTGGGGGTAGCTGTACACCTGGCGCTCCGGAAAGACGGGGATTTTTATAGTGCATTAGCTCAGTTGTGTAGAGCGCTAGTTTTGGGAACTAGAGGCCGTGGGTTCGAGTCCCGCATGTGCTACAAACAACACCGCCGACCTGGAACTGCCCAAGGCCTGGTTCCTTTCACGGGTTGGCGGTTTTTTAAGAAAAGATTCTGCGGAGTCGCCCGGGTAGTTTCGGCTACCCTTATTTTGAACTTTCGTTTTTGTTTTGTATATTTGCATTGATATATGACTTCTGGAAGTGAGACCCCCAAACGTCATATTCTTAATGGGATTATAACTAAGAATGCTCGCCGGGTCTCACACTTTAGGCGGGCATTTTCTTTTTAAACCATTAACTATTGAGAATATGAAAGAAGTACTTATCGCACTGAACCAGCAACCTATTGCGGTATATCCCATTTACATCGACATTACCGGAAGCATGACAGCGGGCGTTTTACTATCGCAGGTAATGTATTGGGACAGCAAAATGAAAGGCAATGAGTTCTACAAAAACGATGCTGAATTCATGCAAGAAACCCGCCTAACTCAGTCGGAGTTTAAGACAGCAAAAAAGATTATAGGCGATTTACCATTTATCACTATTCAGCGAAAAGGCGTTCCGTGCCGCACATGGTATAGTGTGAATCACTCCAGCCTGTTGGTAGTTCTTCAACAATTCAGTTCGTCGTTTACCTACGAACTAGGTAGTAGGTTATCTACTAGCCAGCGCGGCGTTAACCTACGAACTATTATAGGTACAGAGAATACACAGGAGATTACTACAGAGAATACAACAAGTGATTTTGTCGAAACAAGTTCGACCCCTCTCCTCGACCACGATGAAATTGAAAACATCGAACAACAAATCTATGCCTCAAAAGCGACTCAAAAAAAAGAAAGAAAAAGTGTTGCGCCGAAAAAGAAAGAAAGCGACAACCCCACCCCCATCCGCGAAATGTTCGACATCTACTCCGACCAATACGCCCGAATGAACGGCGGCGAAAAACCGGAGTTTATGCCCAAGTACTTGCAACCTATGAAAAAGCTATACGGCATTCTGGAAGCCCGGCAAATTCAATCTGGCATTGTTCCGCTGGACAAGTTACAGCCGTGGCGGGACTTTATCGAAATGTGGGGCAAGTACTTACAAGACCACCCGAAAGAAACCTATTTCACTGCTAACTTCAACCCGGCGACGTTTTACAGTCAGTTCAATACGATTGTGGCGAAGATGAAGAACCAGCCGAAAACGTCGGCGCAGAAGTGGGAGCAGTTTTACCGCGAAAATACGACGGGTTAAAATACCATGTTTTGGGTATTTTTTAAGTGAAATTAAGCCCCTATTTTTGTGACTATCAAAACCAATCTAAAAATGACATACGCAGATTTCATTGAAGCAAAAAAGCATTCTTCTCAAAACTTCGGGATTGAGCCAACTTTTATTCCTGATTCCGTATTCGATTACCAAAAGTACGTTATCGAGTACGCAGTCAAGAAAGGACGTTGTGCGGTGTTCCTTGATACCGGACTTGGTAAGACCATTATCGAAATGGCAACCGCTGTAAATTATGCCAAGGCTACCAATAAGCCCGTGCTTATCATTACCCCGCTGGCAGTTGCTTTTCAATTCATACAAGAGGCAATTAAATTCAACATTGAAGATATTGAGTACTCTAAAGATGGAAAGTACAAATCTAAAATTGTCGTGTGTAATTACGAGCGCCTTGCTCATTTCAACTCCGATGATTTTGATTGTGTTATCTTGGATGAATCGTCTATCCTGAAAAACTTTGACGGTGCAATCAAACAGCAAATTACTAGCTTTTTGAAGCGGGTAAAGTATCGGTTTTTGTTTACCGCCACCCCATCACCTAACGACTTTGTAGAACTTGGAACCAGCAGCGAAGCCCTTGGATATATGGGTTATACTGATATGCTTACCAAGTTTTTCAAGAATAACGAAGATACCATCAGTCCAATGAATATCGGCACTGAGTGGATTTTGAAAGGCCATGCCAAAGAAGCATTTTTTAAATGGGTGTCGGGTTGGTCTATTTCCATGCGCAAACCTTCCGACCTTGGCTTTGATGATTCGCGGCACATCCTACCGGAATTAATCACCAACTACCACGCGATTAAGAACGAAAAAAACTTGGTTGTGAACGGGCAAATTCAGCTATTCAACCAAGTGGCTCAACGTCTAACTGAGGTAAGACAGGAACAGAAAGATACAATTGAATCGCGTTGTGAGAAAGCTGTTTATCTGGCAAGTCCGCACGACCATAGTGTTTACTGGACAAATTTCAACGACGAAGCAAACCTAATCGAGCAACTCGATAGCAACGCTTTTCAGATTAGCGGGTCTATGAACCTGGATAAAAAAGAGGATTTACTTTTAAACTTCTTTCAGGGTAACATCAAAAAGCTGGTCACAAAGCCAAAGATTACCGCGTTCGGTTTAAACTGGCAACACTGTAATCACACCGTATTTTTCCCTACATTCAGCTATGAGCAATATTATCAATCAATCCGCAGGTTTTGGCGGTTTGGTCAACAAAGGGAAGTGACGGTGGATATTGTTTACAGCGACGGACAAAAGAAAGTACTCGATAGCTTGATTGCAAAAACCAAAAAGGCAAACGAGCTTTTCGATAAACTGAATGCCAATTTAAACCAGTCCTTTGAAATCAAGACCAAAGGATTTGATAAGCAAATTTCATTACCAACCTTTCTAAAATAAACCAGTCATGGTAAAAGATCAAATCATCACCGAAGATTTTGCGGCTTACAATGGCGACTGTATGCACGTTTTGCCAACACTGGCAGACAACAGTATCGACCTGAGTGTATACTCCCCTCCTTTCGCTGGACTGTACAATTACAGCAGCCACGAAAACGACTTTTCAAACTGCGAAAGCAAAGACCAATTCATGCAACAGTATGAATTTTTGATCGCAGAAATGGCACGGGTTACAAAGCCTGGAAGGATCAGCGCGGTACATTGCACCGACGTACACAACAATAAGACCGGGCAACTTTGGGACTTTCCGCACGAAATTATCAAGCTCCACGAAAAATACGGAATGGAATACAAAAACCGTATCACCATTTGGAAGGAGCCATTAAAGGTTCGTATGCGCACAATGGTAAAAAGTTTGATGCACAAATTGATTGTCGAGGATAGCACTGAATGTTTTACCGCAATGCCTGACTACCTTTTGATTTTCAAAAAGAAAGGCCAAAACGAAGTATCAGTTACGCACCCGGTCGGATTAAGTGAGTACTTTGGAGAAACCCCGATTTTACCCGCAATGACCGAAAAGTACGGGACTATTGAGGATTTGAAGAAAAAGTACGCAGGCCATGCGGATCCAAAAACTAATAAGCTTTCGCACATCATTTGGCAGCGTTATGCCTCTAGCGTGTGGGACGACATTCGCATCGACAATGTTTTACCCTTTCGGGATGGCAGGGATGAAGACGATGAAAAGCACGTACATCCCTTGCAGTTGGATGTTATTGACCGGGTTGTAGAGCTGTATTCAAATCCTGGAGAGGTTGTTTTAACCCCATTTGCCGGGGTTGGAAGTGAGATTTTTAGCCCTGTTTCCCTTGGCAGAAAAGCAATTGGAATTGAGCTTAAAGAAAGCTATTTTAAGCAATTGGGCTTAAATATGAAAGAAGCAAAAACGCGATTCAAAAGAGCGCAACAAGCAGAACTATTTTAGATTGGTAATTTGGCGGGGCATGTGCGCCCCTCTTTTAAATCTTTCCAATGACTGAAATACAGGAATACAAACCAATTTTACCCGCCGTCCCCGACGTACCCCCTACCCAAGTCGAATGGATTGCCAAAGTACGGCAAAACCCGGTGCTGCGGATGGACGATACGCAAGCTGAAAACGCCGTAGTTCTTGCTCTTGTCAAGCTTGCGCCTTATCTATCCGAAACGCCCGAAAACCACGTAAGCCGGGAGTTTGCAAAGGTGTTCAAAGAAGCCTACCCCCTGCTCAACCCACTGGAATGCAAAGTCGCTGTGATGATGCAGACAACCGGAAAGCTTGGAGAAAGCGACAACCGGATTTTCTACGGTGGCAAGTTCAGTATTTCAACCATGTGCGCGATCCTGAACGCGTACCAGGAGTGGCGGCAAAAGGTTGTGGCGGCTATTATCCATGCTGAGGATGAAGCCCGAAAAGAGCAGGAACGATTGAAACAAAAGGCCGCTTGGATTGAAGCCTTGGCAGTTGACAAAGCCGCGTTTTTACGTGGTGAGTATGGCGAATTGTATAACTGGCAGGATGTACCCGCTGAATGGTTTGATTGGGCAATGGCTGAAAAGCTGATTGAGCTTACTAATGCGGAAAAACGGGAACGAGTTGAGCAAGCGAAGATCGAAGCCACTAATGAATTGAACGCACAGAATGAGAATACCCGCCGCGCTGGTCGGATTGGTGAAATCTTGAAGGGCACACAGTTTGAAAGCAGTGTCGAAGCCCGCGCCCGCATCATCCAGCGCAAACGCGCCGTGTGGGATAAGCTGGTGAACAAGTAGCCAGCGCCGGGCGGGAGAACCTGGAAGCGGGGGAGGAACTGCCTTTTTAAAACAATCAAAAATCAAAGTAATGGTAATAAGTATAGAGTGGAAATTTATCCGGTCGATGGGCTTTAGTGACCATCACCACGCCGCACACCGGAATGAGGAATTGGGCGTACAATGGGAAACGATAACCCCACAGACAAAAGAAGGGAGTTTTAAAAAGCCAAAGCACTTCTTTTTTATTGACAACGACGACCGGGAATTTTTGAGTGAAGACGAGTTGATTGAAGCATACAACGAAAAGTTTCCCCGCGATGGGGACACGCAAGAGAACGAAGTAAAGTATGTGCGAGTGATTGTAAAACGTCAAAAACCATAACGAAAATGAAAAAGCTATTCAAAAACATCACCATTGGTCAATTATTCGATCTTTGCAATAAGCATAATTATATGATTGTACGAGACAGCCAAGGCGTTGAGTATGGACTGAATTGTAAATTATAAAAAATATTTTTACGCAAAAATAATCCAACCTTAGAGGCTGAAACGCGTCTTGTAAGTTTTCGGGTTTGCGGAATGCACGAATACATCAGTCACAAAATACCGTTTTAAAATACACGGGTTCCGCAAAGCATTAAGCGGATTAAAGAAGGTAACGAGTTGAATAATTAAGCCCGCGCCCGTTTTAAAATACCATGTTTGTGGTATTTTTTGGTAAAATTTATTTTTTGACCTTTGTTGAAAATAAAAACACATGGAAAAGAAATTTTTTACCATCGAACAAACTGCCGCAATGTACGGCGTTACAGTTGAGGCAATCAAAGCCCAGTATCTTGCCAATGCGCAAGGCATAGAGCGCATGTACAACAAAGCTGTTGATACTGGCAAGAAAGTTGGGGGTTTTACCGCCGAGCAACTTAAAGCCAAAGTTGAAGAGTTTAAAAAACTTGCAGCATGAGAGTTTTAATTGCATGCGAATCTAGTGGAGTTGTTAGAGATGCTTTCAAGGCTCTTGGCCATCATGCAGTATCTTGTGATTTACTGCCAACTGAAAAACAGGGACATCACTATCAAGGCGATATTTTCGACATAATCGGCCATCACTGGGATTTACTGATAGCGCACCCGCCTTGCACCTATCTTTGTTCGAGTGGAACGCACTGGACAACGCGCGGCTTGCGCGATCCTCAATTAACCGAGAATGCACTTTTATTTGTTCAACGGCTTATGGATGCGCCAATACAAAGAATTGCCATTGAAAATCCAGTAGGCGTAATTTCTACTAGAATCAGAAAACCCGACCAAATTATTCAACCGTATCAATTCGGGGATGATGCAAGCAAAAAGACTTGCCTTTGGTTGAAAGGATTGCCAGTTTTGGATCACACGCAATACATCGAGCCAAGGATCGTAAATAACAAACCGCGTTGGGCAAATCAAACCGATTCAGGCCAAAATAAACTAGCGCCGTCGATTGATAGGTGGAAAGAGCGATCTAAGACTTACCAAGGCATTGCTTGTGCAATGGCAAATCAATGGGGCAATGCTTGAATGCTGGATAACCCCCCCACCCTCGCCCGCCACGCCGGAAACGATGGCAGCCTGTCCGGGGGCGGTGGAGCGGCTATAGGAATGGAATAATGAACCGTTTTAAAACCTATAACGATGACTGATTTACAAAAACAATTTGAAACAACCGGGTACACAAGCTGGATCAATTCAGAACTATACCCTGATGGGAAAATCTATACCAAGGAATATACTGAGTGGTTGGAAAAGCAATTGGAAGCGAAGCAATCTGCACCCAAAAGCGAAAAAATTATTCAGGCCATCGTGGCGTATTTGGAACGCGAAACCATCGTAACAGGTGTACCCGGAAGCAAAGAAATCCAATTTGGCGGGGTGTTGAATCAAGGCCACTTCACCCACGCAGGGTTTTGCAAGGAGGTAGCGGAAGAACTAGCCGCCGCCATTGCCCAGCACTTGGAAGCCGGGGCGGATCTGCCCTACTCCGAACTATTCGACCACATGGCGAATGAACACGGGTTGACCCTGACTAACACCGAGTTGGGGGATATTATTCACGTGGTGCGGGGTAAGCCTATGAAAACCTTCCATAATCCCAGCGAGTACCCGACCCGAGTAGAGGGGGAAGATTTCAGCGTTGATGTTTTTATTTTGGATGAAACCGGGGTTCATGGGATTGCATTTTGGAATTTTGATGATGAAGTTTGGCGGTTCCACACTGATACGCTCGTTGATTACAACGAGCCAAATGCTGAAACAAAGTGGAAATGGTACTACCCGCCTTTTGGGCTGGATCAAGTTTTTAAGGCGCAATGAGCTATTTGTATTTTCTCACCTCTACCCACCCCCGGCGCTATAAAATAGGTATCGGGAAGAAACTATCCCGGCGGGTCAATCAGGTGGATACCACCACGAAGGGCAGGCAGCGCGTACTGATCGCTTTTGACATGCCCTTTGGCGCAAGATCGACTGAAACCCTGCTGCACCGTCGTTACAATCGACAGCGTGCGCCGTTGCGGCTTGGAAGCGGTAGAACAGAATTTTTCAAGCCGGGTTTATGGATTGCGGAAGCCCTGGTTATTGCCGGGTTGATTTAGGTTGGGCAGTGGGCGATTGTTTGGACTCCTATTTATTTAATCCTTTTAATTGCGTTGAGATGAAACTGAACGAAATGGACGCGATTTCAAAGCGCATTCGGGAAATAAATAACCGACTTGCAAAACTTGAAACCCGTAAAAACAAACCGCTTAAAATCTCTGAACTCAAGGGCGAAAAAGCGGAACTAATAGGGAAGATATACGCCGATGGATGCCCTGCAAATCTGGTATGCCAGTGCGCGGGTAATTGTAAACTTATGTCTGCTGCGGTTGAGGGGACTTTACATTTATGACATGGCTAATATCTACGAAATAACTGAATCTATTATTACCCGCCGTGGCGAACCTAAAGCCGCTTTTGTCGGAGAAATAAACTTACCAGAACAATACCTACCATCCGAGCTAGAAACGTTCTGGAAAGGCTTGCAAGACTTAGACTCCGCCGGGCATTACAATGGCTGTATCTGGTTTAAGTCCGGTTGCTGGGCTTTTTTGAACCAGCATCGCGGGGAATGGATTTGGGATTTTGTTACAGTGCCGCCAATACCCGACTACCTAAGGAAATAGATTCGCCTATCCGGGGAGCGCCACCCGGTGAGTAAGCGTATTATCCACTTTTCAGGTTACTCGTATACGCGCCCGGCCTAAACCGGGTGTTTTTGTTTTGAAAAATACCATATTGGGGGTATTGGAGGGTATTTTTAATATTGCGATATTTGTAAGGTAATCAAAACACAACAACACATGGAAAATCTTGATCTTACCCTGCTAATTGTTAACATGCTTCTGGAAGACAGCAACCGCGAACAGTGCATTAAAGTAATTGAATGCCCTGACGGTGATCTACGCGCCCACGCTCAAGCCCGGTTGCGGGTGCTTGATGGCATCCAAAATGAAGCCAGAAAAGTTTGCTACATGGAAACCCCGCCGGGAATGGTGGAAAGCTGGGATTTGCGGGATTGGTATATCGAAAAACACGGCCTTGGAAACTTGCACCACATCGACTTCCAAGCAATCAGCGACGGCAAAAAGCAGGAATACTATGCTTACGCCAATGAAATTGTAGAAACCAAATTGTAATGCCCTCCACCGGGCAACGCCTACCCTATCGGGTGGGCTGCGCTTGGGGAGATTTCATAACAACCAAAATCAAAAACAATGGCCATTACCTTATTGGAAGCCAGAGTTAAATTCCCTGCTGACAAAGTTTGGCAGTCAACACGAGAGGGCGGGAAAGACTACGTTTCCCTAAAGTGCGAACTCACCAACGGTACCGGAGACGCGGTAGCTTATGCCAACGTTGGCAGCCCTGAACAAAGTTTACTCGCATCCTACCGGAAAGGCGACCCAGTACAACTTGCTTATGATGGCAAGAAGTATAGCGTTGTCGGTAGTGGTGGTGAAATGAAAACCGCTACACAAACCCTACCCCCGGCACAAGCGCAACAAATGACCACCCCACCAGAAAAGCCTACGATGGAAAGCCTGATAAAGAAAGGCTTAGCGGGTGCTGAATTGTATTATGAAATCTACTCCGACCTTGTTTTGCGAGGTATGCCAGCAGAACAGGCACAGCCTGCAGCTAGCACTGTATTCATTCAACTAGCCCGAAATATCTAATGGACTTCGACCTGATCCACGAAATCGAATGGCTGCTAATGAATGCAAATATCAGCTATGAGCTAGAGCAACGGATCAGGTCGTTTCTTTACCGCTTCGACGAAACCAGCCTTGCCCGCTGCCGTGACTACCTGAAAGAGAACCAAGCCGAACCCCGCGACCCTGCAAAACAGAACGCGGCACGGTGGACGGTTCAGGGCTACTGGAAAATGATAAACCGATACACCGCAAGTTGAGTTCAGGATTATAATTTTTCATGTGTCCCCGCTGCGGAACTGGTCGGCGGGGGGTTTTAAAAACAAAGCGATGGAAAATAAATGCGACGGTGGATGTGAAATCCATGAAGGCGAAGTTAAAAACGTAACTGTTTACGGTGACTTTTGCCCGCAAGGAATGACTTTCAATTACTGTGAGGTTGCAATTGCAGAGGACAAAGATCGTGGTTTTTTGGTTGAAATCAATGAAGAATGAAAGTGACAAGATCCGAAGTGCAATTTGAGGCGAACGGAAAGCCCGTTTCCTTTGCTATTATCCACAACCTTCCGAACGTGCGCGGGTTGTCCTTTGATGATGCGCTTAACGGTTTAGGGCTTGGCGAAGTGGCTGAACACAAAACTTCATTAGAATTACAAATGTTTAAATTAAGATAAAATGTCAAACGAAGAACTAAACGGCAATTTTGCCAAACCCGTGTTATGTGCTGGTGCGGTTTCAAAAGACGGAATTTCATTGATACATGGAGATAGTTTGCAAGCATTAAAAAGCTATGGCGATAATTACTTTGATGTGGCAATAGTTGACCCGCCTTATGGACTTGGTGACCGTTTAGTAAAGGGTGGTGCAAAGGGTGGAATGGGAACGATGAGAAATTTAGCTGATGATAAGGTAACAACTTGGGATGATAAAATACCACCACACGAATACTTTACGGAATTGCAAAGAGTATCTAAAAATCAAATTATTTGGGGTGGAAATTACTTCCTTGACTACTTGGGAAAAACTGATGGTTTTGTTGTGTGGGATAAGATGAACGGAACTAATCCAATGGCTGATGCTGAACTTGCTTGGCAGAATATAAAAGGAACTACAAGAATGTTCAGATGGCATCATTTCAGCGGAGAAAGAACAACAAAAATACACCCTACCCAAAAGCCAATACAACTATACAAATGGTTGCTTGAAAACTATACTAAGGAAGGGGATTTTATTTTAGATACTCATTTAGGAAGCGGAAGTATCGCCATAGCTTGCCACCAAATGAAACGGAAACTAATAGGATATGAAATTGATGCAGATTATTACCGAAAGGCTTGCAAACGATTTGAAGAACAAACTCGTCAAACAGCACTATGGTAGCACTTGCACATAACGCTTGGCTAGTGCGGACGATCGACTACACCCCCGAAAGCCTTTGCGAATACATCCGGTCAAAAAATACCGGACACATTGCAATGACCGAGGAACAATTTGAAGCAACAAAGAAATGAAAGAACTACAATATTTTGCCACCGTTACCGATACCGGAAAAATCAGCGTACCCCGCCGGATGGAGCAGGAGGTGGGTGAAAAGTTCAGGGGGCAAAAAATTGAAATCGTTTTTCGGAAGAAAAAGAAAATTCGTAGTTCTGGCCAAAACAGGTATTACTGGAAAGTGGTGATTCCGTACATCCTGGAAGCCTTTATTGAGCTTGGTAACGACTTACAAGAGGGCAACCCCGAACACGCAGAATTGATACACGACTTTTTGAAGCGGCGTTTTCTGCCCGCCAGGATGGTAGCGGACGCAAACAGCGAAACGATTGAACTATCCCCAAGTACGGCGGGATTAAGCACTACCGAAATGATGGAATACATTGACCGGGTTTGTTTGTTTGCGGCTGAGTCGCTTAATGTAGCTATACCGCAGCCGAATGAGCAGACGCGGATTTTTGAATAATCAACCAACAAAATTTAAAACAATGGGAACAATTAAAGTCGAAGGAAACGGCAATTTTGTTTTTCAATCAAATTCCGGCTCTGGTGATAATATCGGAGGAAATAAAATAGTAATCAATTCAAACACAATGGAGGATCAAGTCAGAAACCTAGTCGCACAAAACAAAGTGGATCAAGCTCTAGAGTTAATGGGCGATGTTTTACTCTCAGCGCGGTGGAATGCGTTTAAACGCGCTGAAATGAACGGAACCATGTATCCCGCTGAAGCAGCCACCACCCGCAATCAAATCATTGTTGCTATCTTGGCAAGTGTCGGAGTAGAACCAATTCAAACAACCCAATCCCAACCACAGCAAATCCAATCTTCTGGAAATTGGGAATCTACCCTACTCCAAATCATCAAGGACAACGACCGGAAAAACACCGACAACGTGAAGCGGGCAATTCGGCTGCTTGAGTCTTTCCGGTCTTACTACGACCTCAAAAGAACCCGATCATTTTTTGATCGTTCGGGCGAAAAGTTACAGGAAATTGAAACGGCATTTGATACATTCAAAAAAAGCCTGTCGAAATCCGGCAACGAGTCCGTTGAAAAATTTATTGACAAAGTTGCGGATTTAATTTCTTCCGCTATTCCTGATTGGCCTTCCATTGCCGATGCCTATGTGCTTTGTGTAGGCCGTGGCATGAATGATTCCTACATTGAACGTAATTTGACCGCTACCCCCAACGATGATGACGCAAAACTGAACGCAGTTAAGCGGATCGAAAACTTTTTAGGCCAACTTTAACCACCCTGCCCGGTTCACGCCGGGCGTAAAACATTGAACAATGAAACAACAAATGTCAAAAACGTTGCCTTGTGGAATAACCGTAAGTGGCGATGTACACGCACTCGCACAACTCAGCGCAAAATTCCAGATCAAAGCCCGCGCCTAC